ATCTACACAATGGCAGTTATGAAGTTGATCGCCTGCGAACAGGGCTTTCTAAAGAAGATGCGCGCTGAGACGGTCGTCCAGCGTGCCACGCCCAAGGTCTACGCAATCCGCGCAACCACGGTAAACGTATTCAAGATTGGCTTTTCGTATGTCCCCGAGGAACGGCTGACGAGCCTTCAGACGGCCAATCCCGACAAGTTAGAGCTTTACGCTTGGGTATACGGGACACCGGCCCAAGAACGCCTAATGCACGCGCATCTATCGCCGCACCGCGCAAACGGCGAATGGTTCCGCCCCGAGGGCTTGGTACTCGATGCGGTCAAGGCAATGCGTGAAATGGATCACGCTGATAAAGTGTTGCAACACCTTGAGGCTTTGAGGCGCAACACTTTAGCCGCATAGTGCGTGTCATCGTCGGCGGTTTCCGTTTGATGGTGTGTCTCCTCCCCAACTTGGCCCCGCGCTTTAACCGGCGGCGGGGCTTTTCTTTGGTGCCCATGCTGGAAAAAGACGAACACCGCACATTCAACCATGCGGCGGCGACATGGGAAATCTTCTGATACTGGCAACTGGTCCGGTTTGGCTTCCGAAATAAATTTAATTTCTGAGGGCATCATGTCGAAGAAGAAAAAGGGCGGCGGTCGCAAGTGCTGACCGGTTGAAACAAATTCAAACATTCAAACATGTCACGCGGCGGGGCTAGGACAGGGGCAGGGCGCAAGCCGGGCCAGTCCACGAAATTGAACGAGGAAGCGCGGAAAGCGGCGGCAGAGGGCGGCATTATGCCACTCGATTATCTGCTGACCCTTCTTCGCGACACCGACACGGACAAAAAGACGCGGTTTGACGCTGCGGTGGCTGCTGCACCCTACGTCCACGCCAAGCTATCGAGCGTCGAACAGAAGCACAGCGGCGAAATCGGCATGAAGGGCGATCCGGTAGACAGGCCGCCGCGCGAGACGCGAGAGGAATGGCTTGACCGACGCAAGCGAGAACTTGGAGCCGCAGCGCTCATGGGCACCCCAGCCGGGGCCGCAGAGTGACGCGATAGCCCTAGACTGGTGCCCCGAGCTTTTCTACGGCGGTGCGGCTGGTGGCGGTAAGTCTGACTATCTGCTTGGCGACTTCCTGCAAGACGTTCCGACCTACGGCAGTGCGTGGCGCGGGGCTATCTTCCGCCGCACGTATCCTGAACTAGAAGAATTAATTTCCCGCGCGCATGAGCTTTATCGGCCTAGCGGCGCTGAGTGGAACGAACAGAAAAAGACTTGGCTCTGGCCGAACGGCGCAAACCTCAAGATGCGGTTTCTTGAGGCTGACAGAGACGCGACGAGGTATCAGGGCCATCAGTACACATGGTTGGGATGGGATGAACTAACGCAGTGGGCGTCTAGCTTCGCTTACAAGTTCCTGCGCGCCCGCCTTCGGTCTAGCCAGCCTGTTCCGACCAAGCGCATACGATCAGCGGCCAACCCGGGTGGCGTGGGACATCATTGGGTTAAGGGGTATTTCATCGACCCCGCGCCGACTGGTTACGTGCCGATCCGCGACCCCGCAACCAAGATGGAGCGGATATTCGTACCGGCGAAGTTACACGACAACAAACTACTGACGGCGAACGATCCTGGATACGAGGGCAGGCTGAGGGGCCTTGGCTCTCCCGAGCTTGTGCGTGCGTGGCTTGAGGGCGACTGGTCGGTAATCACGGGGGCGTACTTCCCCGAGTTTTCCATGTCGCGCCACGTCATCGCGCCTATCGAGTTGCCGAAGCATTGGACGCGGTTCCGCTCGCTCGACTGGGGATCGGCTAGGCCGTTCTCTGTCGGCTGGTGGGCTATCAGCGACGGCGAATTGCCCGACATCCCGCGCGGGTGTCTGGTTCGTTACCGCGAGTGGTATGGATCGAACGGCGAACCGAACGTCGGCCTGAAGCTAACCGCTGAGGAAGTCGCGCACGGCATTCTAGAGCGTGAGGACGGTGACACGATCACGTATGGCGTGGCTGACCCCGCGACGTTCTCGGAGGACGGCGGGCCCTCGATCATCGAGCGCATTGGTAAGGCTGGCTGCAAGGGCTGGCGACGGGCCGACAACAAGCGTGTTTCGCAGTCCGGTGCGTTGGGTGGTTGGGACCAAGTGCGGCAACGGCTTAAGGGCGACGAGACAGGGCCGGGGCTTCTGCTGTTCTCGACGTGCAGAGACTTGATCCGCACGCTTCCAGCACTACAGCACGACCCGGACAGGCCCGAGGACGTTGATACGGATGGCGAGGACCACGCGCCCGACGAGGCTCGATACGCCTGCATGTCGCGCCCGTTCATTCGCAACAAGCCGGGCGACCGAAAGCCCGTTTACGACTTCATCGCCAAGCAGGACGGCTCGATTACTTCGGGCCTGACGTTTAGCGAAATCATCAAGCGCAAAGAGCGCTCCAGACAAGCTGAGGATTGACATGATTGACGCAGTTGTACCCGGCACGGCGGTGAACGTCTCGGCCACGGCATCGAGTGTCGGCGGCACGATTGATTGCACCGGCTGCGATACCGTCCGTGTGGCGAATACGTCCGCGACCCTTCACGTTGGCGTCCGCATCGGCACAGGCGCGCAGACTGCCGTGCTGACGACCGATGTGGTGCTGCCCCCGCTGGGCGTGGCGTATCTCCCCGCCAATCCGCTGGTTGACCGCGTTGCGGCCATCGGGTCGGGCGCTGGTCCCACGACTGTCAACTTCGCGCCGATCCGTCGCGGACAGACGGGCTAACAAGTGGCCGCTGACGACACGACAGAATCCGGCGCGGTATTCGATACCCGCAAGGACGCTGGGCCGGGCGAAGAAGGGCTGGTCAAGCTCTGGCTCGAAGCGCTCGACCTGTCGTCGCGCACAGAGGAAGATTGGCGCAAGGCTGCTCAATCGAGCATCGACACCTATCGGGATAGCAAGCACGCCGAACGCAAGGACAAGGCGTATAACATCCTGTACGCCAACACTGAGACGCTTGCCCCCGCGCTCTATAACTCGGTACCGATCCCCGACGTTCGCCCCCGGTATATGTCGGGCAACCCGCTGGATAAGCAGGTTTCGCAGGTCATCGAGCGGGCGCTGTCGTACTCGGTCGATACCTACGACTTTGACGGGACCATGCGCGCTGCGGTCAAGGATCGGCTGTTGCCGGGTCGTGCCGTTACCCGCGTTCGGTACGAGCCGAAGTTCGACGCCGAAAACAACGTGGTCTATGAAGCCGTCGTCTGTGAGCCGGTGGATTGGGCGGACTTCCGCATCGGTCCCGCACGTATCTGGTCGAAAACCCCGTGGATTGCCTATCGCCATTACCTGACCCGCGAACAAGTTATCGGGCTTAACGAGCAGATTGGCGCAACGATCCCGCTCGACAGCCGAGTTGACGGTAAGTCCGACAAGGACGATGACGATAACCGCGCCCCGGACGTGTTCAAGCGTCTTATGGTGTGGGAGATTTGGGACAAGGAAGCGCGGGAAATTCTTTTTATCGCGCCTTCGTACAAGCAGGCTCCACTCAAGAAAGAGTCCGACATTCTGAAGCTGGAAGGCTTCTTCGACGTTCCGCGCCCGATGCTGGCGGTGGAAACACCGGACACACAGACGCCGATTGAGCCTTATCGCCTGTACAAGGATCAGGCTGAAGAACTCGACATCATCACTCGACGCATTACCGCGCTGACGAAGGTTCTGAAGGCCCGTGGCGTGTATGCCTCAGACCTGTCGGACGCGTTCTCGCTCGTGAAGGACGCGAAGGACGGCGAATACGTCCCGTCCGACAACATCCAGGCGTTTCTACAGGGTGGGCTTGATAACGCCGTTTGGCAATGGCCGCTCGATGCGATTATCGGGGTGGTCAAAGAGCTTTACCTCGCCCGCGAGCAAATCAAGGCGGTCATCTTCGAAATCACGGGCGTTGCGGACGTCATGCGCGGTCAGACCGACGCAGGCGAGACGCTTGGCGCGCAGCAGCTTAAATCCCAGTGGGGAAGCCTCCGACTTCAGGCGCAGCAGGCCGACGTACAGCGCTACGTGCGTGACCTGTTCCGCATCAAGGCGGAGATTATCGCCACGCGCTTTAGCCCTGAAACCCTGTCGAACATGACGGGCGTACAGGTGACGCCGGAAATGGAGCAGATACTTCGCTCCGATATCGTGCGCTCGTACCGGATTGATATCGAGACGGACTCGACTATTCAGGCGGACGTACAGAAGGCACAGCAGCAGGCCGGGCAGTTCATACAGGGTGCGGGAACGTTCTTCCAAGCTATCGGCCCCGTCATCCAGTCGGGTGCGATGCCCCCGGACGTGGCGATTAAACTATTCATGGGTCTTGCGCGTCCGTTCAAACTCGGCAAGCAGGCCGAGGATGCGCTTGACGGGTGGGAACAGCAGACCACGCAGAAGATCGAAGAGCAGAAGGCCCAACCTCCGCAGCCCCCGCCGCCTGATCCGGCTGTGGTCAAGGCGCAGATGGATATGCAGGCCAAGCAGGCGGAACTCGCACAAGCAGGCCAGATCGAGCAGGCCCGCTTGCAGATGCAGGGCCAAGACCTCGCGGGCAAGACGCAGCTTGAACAGCAGCGCCTTGCGATGGAAGCGCAGTTTAAAGAACGCGAACTTGCCATCCGTGAACGTGAGGCGGCGCTAAAGGA